GTCTGGTAACCAATTCCATTCTATAGGCAATTCGCCTATGCGTGTGTCATTTAACCATGTAAATCTATGTAACTCAGCACCAGTTGCATTTTGCACAAACTCTGGTGTTAGTTTTCTATTTGGGTGATTGCCACAGTTCCAAAGTATAACACTACTCCAGTTTTTGCGTGGATAGTTTTCATTCTTAGCACCTAGATATTTCTCAGCCATCTTAGTTTGGTACTTGTGCTTGACCACCATTACATCTTTGCTATGGTCTTGTAGTTCCCAAAGTTTAGCAATATCATCACGCACAATCATATCACCATCCATAAAAATAGCCCACCCTTTGTAACCCATTAAGTGGGGTACTAAGAATCGGCTGTAGATGAATTGATTACTACCGTCAGTGTGTGTTTCGGTATATTCTTTAACTAGGTTAAGTGCTAGTGGGATAATGGATACGGGCTGACTGGCATGTCTAATAATGCTGTTAGCACACACATGAAATGCAATTGCTTCACGTGGATCGTAACCGATAAAAATAGGGATAGTTTGCATCCTATATTTAATAAGATGCAAACTATAGGGGGTTAAAGACTGGCATCCTCCATTCCCGCAACTCTCAGCTTGATAATGTTACTCATTTGCCATTGTTTAATATCAAGTGCTTTGGTAATACCCAACCACTTGTTTCTTAATAGGGCAAACTCGTTAATAATCTTCTCAAAGTCTACTACGTCACTCTCACCATCCACATACTTTTCACAGTCGCGGCTGGTGAGAGCTCGTTGGTAGTTTTCTAAATATTTGCGAAAATGTTGGCTACGAAGTCTACGAAGTTCAATATTAAGGTATTCAAGAATAGCTTCAATTTCTTGAAGTTGACCAAATCTTTGTTCCACAATGCCGGGCATACTGGCAGCAGCCTTTTCTATGTTTCCTGCTATGCGGGCGTCGGCTTTTGCTACTTGTAATTCAGCTTCATAATAAAGCACAGCATCGGGAATGTAAGAGATATCCTTACTAATCTTGTTATACCACATTAATAATCTTCTTCTTCGTCATCGTAACCGTCTAAGTCTTCAGTGTCTTCTTCTAAGTAATACTCAATAGCGTGATCCAAATCTGCATCAGCGCCGCGAGCACCTTCTAATACTTTGTCTTTGACACCATAGTCTGCAAGTAGATCAACATACTTTTCCGCAATAGCGGCTACTTCTTTTTTGTCGATATACTCTTTAAACAATAACCAAACGTCTGCAATTTGATTGTCATTCATTTACTTCTGTCTCCTCAGGAATGATAGTTTCTGTTTTAGATTTGATATGGAACTTGGCCATTATCATATCTAATTTATCATCTTTCCATTCTTTTCGGTAGAATTTGAACTCTTCGCCGGTCTCTGGATCAACCCACTTGAGTCTATTGCCTTCTTGTTTTAGTAGTCCTTGTTTTTCAAACATGTCAACTAAACCACTGTAAGGATTCATACCTGTAGTATATGGAATCTTAATCTGAAGTGTTTCAAAAGGTTTACTGTAACGTGTCTTCATAATTTTACATGACGCACGAATACCATTTACTTCTGCAACCTTGTTGCCGTCTTCGTCTTCTTTCAGCTTGAGTTTCTTCATAGCAACTACGATAGAACTTGCGTAAACGAATCCTTGTCCACCACTGATCTTGTCATCTGGATCAAACATGTCTTGACTTGCGTATGTGTGATTAGTACATACCATACCAACATTATAGTTACCAAACATGTTAACACAATTACGTACAAGTGCTGTCAATGCCTTGGGCTTACGGCCCATGTCACCTTTCAAATCACCTGCTTGGAACTGATTAATATCAGTCGGAGTCAACAACATGCCCAATGAATCAATAACAAACATGACCTTTGGACGTTCTGTCATTGCCTTGTATTCGTCCATGAATTCATGGATAGTTTTAGCCACATCATCAATCATGGCCATGTTGAGTTTCAACAACTTGTCTTCACTAGTATCAACACCAAGGTCTTTCAACCATTGTTCGTCAAGTGCATTTTCGCTATCAATTAAGATAACATAAATGCCTTGTGCTTGTGCGTGTTTGACAATGTTGCCTGAACAAATATATGATTTACCAGCACCTGATTCGCCGGCAAATACAGTAACCTTACCCAAAGGAATACCTTTGTTCCAGTCACCGCTGATTAGGTAGTTTAGCGCAAAGTTACCTGTGCTAACCCAATCTGTTGGATCGTTAAATCCAACTCCGAGTCCGTCAATAGACTTGGTTAATGTTTTTCTAAATTTCGATAAATCGAAGGCTTTTGTAGCCATAGCTATATTCTCCTTATACTGTAGCTTTAGTTATTAAGGGGGACAAGCCCCCTTAAATTATTTCTGACGATTGCGAATCATGGCCAAGATGTCTTGGGCACGACTATCACCGCCTGCTACAGGTTCAGCCGCTGGTGCTGATGCCTTTGGAGGATCTACATCAAATGGTGGATCTGTATCGTCGCTTGCCTGTGCTACTGGAGCCGCTGGACGAGCCGCTGGAGCTGCCGCACGTGATGCTGCCTGTGCTACTGGATCACCAGTATTTTGGCTAACACCGCTTGGCTTAAAGTATTGACCCCAACGTTCCATGTCATATGCTTCACCATCTACTGAAGCTTCAAACATTTCTTTGATGATCTTAACTTCTGCATCAGTTGGCTTCTTAGGAAGGAAGTCTTTTAGATTGAACAAACCATGTGCTTTAACTGCATCAAGTTCTGTATCTGACAGAGGACGCTCACGACGTGACCACTTGCTTGTGCTATAGTCTGCGTAGCCGCCTTTGCTGGTCTTGATAAGACGGAAGTCTACACCGTGTACCAAATCAGTTGGCAAGTCTTCCATTTCTGGATCCAACAATGCGCCACGGATCAATTGGAAGATTTGTGGGCCAATAATGAATCGACGAATTGGATTTTCTGGATGTTGGTCTTCTTTCAAACCATCTTCAGTAACAAAGCCTTGGAAAACATAACTACGCTTTTTCCAATACTTACGGCCCATATCTTCTAGTGCTGGGTCTTTAAACCAACCACGCACTTCGGATAGAACTGGACATGTCTCACCATACATTTCCATGCAGGGTACTTGTACCATTACTTTCTTACTTTCGGATTCACCTTTAATGCCTGCGAACTCGAGCTTAATCATTGCTCGTTCAACCCAGAAAAAAGTGTTGTTTGAATCGCCATCTGGAAGAAAGCGTACTGCTGATTCGCTACCTTCTTTTAAGTTCCAGAAAGGATATATTGAATTGTCACCGCCTGAACGCTGACTGTTGTCGGAACCACGTGATTCCTGTTCTTTGAGCTTTGCTCGGATTTCTGCTAATGAAGCCATAATTTTTCTCCTGTAATATGCCTTTGTTTGCCTATATTTTGTTTATGCCACTACACAAACAAAAAAGTGCATACATGTTATTGTACGCACTTTTATTTATCAGAGCAAGACTTTTCTTGCTTAAAACTGGTATTTTTTTACCGTTTACAAACCCTTGTCTGGTAAGTTTGCAATACGCAACATAGCGTTGAGTTCTTTTTGGTATTGAGTATCTCTACTCTCTTGTGTTTGTTGACGTTGTAACATTTGCGCTCTAGCACCAGTTGCTGGCCTTACAGGTCTTGCTAATGATGCGCCGCCAGCAGTATCACCAGATTGTGCAGCAGCCAAATTTTGTTGCGCCAAAGCAGTTGCGTCAGCTCTGTTAGTTGCAAATCCTGCACTTTGAGCCAATGCTCTTTGTTGTGGAGTTAGTGCGGATGAAGCAACTGGTGCATCTAGAAAGTCATCAGTTTCTGCCGGAGCTGCTGCCGGAGCTGCTGCCGGAGCTGCTGCTGGCGCTGTTGATGCTGCTGACGGTGCTGCTGTCTTTGGTGCATTGGGAGCAGCAGATGCTGCCGATGGCGCTGTTGATGCTGCTGACGGTGCTGCTGTCTTTGGTGCTGTCGATGGTGCTGGTGCTGGTGCCGCTGTAGTTGCTGCTGGTGCCGCACCAGAAGCTTGATTCTGTGCTGTTCTTAATGTTGCTGCATTAGTGGCAGGTGCCGCTGGAGTACCACCAGTTGCAGGTGCCGCTGGAGTACCACCAGTTGCAGGTGCCGCTGGAGTAATTCCAGCTAACTGTTGTAATCGTTCTTTACCGCCAAATGCTTGAATATCTCTTTCACTACCATTCGCTAATGCCGCACGAGCTTGATCAGGTGTTATGGTTGCTTTAGATGTGGCACCCCCCGGGTTGGCAGGATTAACTGGAGTTGTGGGAATGGCTGTTGTCACTCTAGCATTCAGACTTGTTTGACCAGGGTCAGTTGTTGTTGAACTGCGGGCGGCTGCGTTTGCTGCACCTTTGGCTGCTCCAGTTTGTACTTGGTCTGCTGTTGCTCCAGTTCCAAATTGTGGCTGTCCGGCATCAGCTTGATTTGCTATTGGTGCTGGCGTTGCCGGAGCAGGTGTTGCCGCTTGTTCTGGAGGCATCTTATCGTGTGCTGCTTTTGTGGCTGGACCATATGCACCGTCTGCTGACACTCCCAATTTTTTCTGTAGTGCTTGTACTGCGGCAATAGTTGCTGCATCATATGTACCAGTATCTGCAATACCCAATTTCTTTTGTAATGCACTTACTTCGGGGCCTTTCATACCTTTACCCAACACACCCTTGTTCCAAGTTTTAGGAGCTGCGGCTGCTGGTGCTGCGGCTGCTGGAGCAGGTGTTGCTGCCTGTCCTGGAGCTGGTGCTGCTGAATCTGGACTCTTACCAGCTTGTACGGCTTGTGATCTTGCAATCATGGCTTTACCTTCAGCACTGTTTGGGTCTACATTAGTAATTGATCCGCCGCCAGGTACTACTGTGTCTGGAGCTTCATGTAGTTGTGTTATTAAATCAATATAGTCGCGTAGTGTTTTCATATTATCTTAATCCGGCAATTTTTAACATCGCAGATAATTCTGCATTTTCTTCTACTTGTTGGTTGTTACGTTGTGCTACTCGAGCTTTGATAGCCTCAGTAGCATTGTGAACAGGCTTGCTACCAGCAAGTTCCATCATACGATCGTGCTGTTGTTTAGCCGCATTGTGTGCTTTGTATTTTTCCATAACACTGTGGCAAGCACGTTCAACCATGCCATCAAACTTATCTGCTTTTGAGCTTCCTGGTTCTATGTTATACTTTTCTTTAAGTTCTTTGCACATTTTAGTAACAAAGCCCTCTTCACCAATTGTCATAGTTCCTTCGTTGCTATTAAAGAATCCGCTTACACGTTCCTTAATATCACCAAACAATTTTTCTGCAACATTTGATTTATTACGTGGCTGACTATCTACATAATCTTCTGAGGTCTCAGCAACCGGTGCTGCTGGTGCTGGAGGTACAGCTGCCGGGTCTACTGGTGCTGCTGCTGGATCTACTGGTGCTGCTGCTGGATCTACTGGTGCTGCTGCTGGATCCGCTGGTGCTGCTGCTGGATCCGCTGGTGCTGCTGCCGGATCCGCCGGAGGAGCACCTTCAGCATCAAATCCCAACGTGGTTGCCAAGTCTGTTTCATTTTCTGAATCATAAGATTTTAAAAATGCTGAAATAATTGGACGAGCATCCAATTCATCTAACCCCAAATCAGCAAGCAATTCAAATGCTTTGTCTAATTTGTTGTTATCGATGGTGCCACGCAAGCTACTAGTTACGTTGTTACCGTTCGTTCCAATTGGTAGTTCTTGTTTGAATAAATCTTTTAAAGTCTGCATGGCTTGTTCGCCAACTTCATCTTCTTTGTACAAGTCATCATCTTCACGTACAATACTGTCAAGTACGTTTTCAAATTGAGTTGCTAATGAGTTTGGATTGTAGCTATCGCTTATTGGAGTGGGATCTTGACTAGTTCCACCTTGGCCGTACATGTCGTTTTTAACAAGGTAATTTTTACCTTTAAATGTGAATACTGTTTTGCCTTGTTGATCAGCTTGTATCAAGGCATCGTTAAATGCGTCTGCTTCTGCAGATTGATCTTGATACTGACTTGGGTCTTCCAATCCATGTGCTGCCAACCACTCAGGGTCTTGCATTTGTTCAGGGGTGGGATCTATACCACCTTGTGATAAAGATTTCTCTATTTCTTGATCTGTTACTTCACCCAGTAAATCATCTGCTGATAAATTCCTAACTGGCAAATTGGTTTCACCTACTAGGTTATAAATGAATGGGAATACAGATTTCATTTCTTCATTGAACGTACGGATTGTCAAACGATCAATCCAATCATTCATAATTTCTTCTGGAATGCTTTGTGCTGTACGAGCTTGAAAGTTTTCTGCAAAGTGTGAATAATATGCAGGACGCTGTAGGCTATGAATTTCACGTTTAACTTCTTCAATACGTTCCATTACTTTACTAGTAATGTCTCCCATTGCTTCACCCAAGGCTGCATTGCGACCAACGTAACCTTTAAATTTACGTAGACCAGCCAATTCTTCTGACAAGCCAGTAATGTGTGAGCCAATTGCATCATACGGTGTTCCACCGTTTTTAATATGTTCTGCAAGAGCACGAGCACCATTCAAATGTTTGTATGGATACTTAAATCTTTCTCCAGCAGCGTTTTCAATAAAGATGCTGTCAATGTGTTGTGTCCTACCGTTAGGCGCATTATAGTTAACTGGTGAGCTATGTCTAACAATGATCTTAGCTTCTCCAATGTCTTGGTAACTAGTTTTACTTGTACCAGAAAGTCTTGATTCTGTCATTCTTCCTTCTCCGATAGGATCTCTTTTATCTAAATTACTTTGGGATGGATTTTGTAAATCAAAATCTAATCCGTGTGTTTGTGCAAAATCGCTCAATTCATCTAAGAAGTCCATCCACGATTCATCACGTGGATTCTTACTCCATAGAACGCTCATTGCTGGCTTTTCATCTGCATCTGATAAACTTATAGAAACGTTTGTTAGTTTTTCACCGTTACGATCATCAGTATAATCAAAGCTAAGTTTGCGGGTATCTTGATCCCTAAAGTTTCTACCATCGATAGGTTTAGAGTCAATCGTTTCCTTTCTCATACTAGGAAATCTAGTTGATAGTTGGGTAACTAGGTCTTTTGCGATTCTTTCAAAATTTGCATTCATAGTAATATTTATGTTAATTGC